ACGCTTACGATCTAAATGATCCTGAAACTTACAACAATCCACCACAACTATAAGAGGAAATATGAAAAAAGAAAGAGTAGCAGTAATAGATGCAGACATCTTACTTTATAAAGCATGTCGAGTTGCAGAAGAAGAAGTTAATTGGGGAAATGATCAATGGATATTATGGTCTGATCTTGAGAAAGTAAAGACTATACTTGATGATCAAATTGATTTAATAGTTGAAGAGATGGATGCAGATAGAAGCATTCTCTGTTTCTCTGATAAGAAGAATTATCGTAAAGAAATTAATCCTGAATACAAAGCTAATCGTAAAGGAGGAAGAAAACCTTTATGTTTTAAAGCAGCTTTAGAATACTGTAAGGAGACTTATACTTGTAAACAGTTTCCAAACTTAGAAGCTGACGATGTAATGGGGATCATAGCCACTACTGAAAATGAACATAGTTATGTCATTGTAAGTGAAGACAAAGATCTCTTAACTGTTCCAGGATTACATTGGAATCTTAAAACTAAAGAGGTTTATTCTTTATCTGAGGATGAAGCAGATTTTAATTTCTTTGCTCAGACATTGACAGGAGATGCAGTAGATAATTATAAAGGTTGTCCTAGTGTAGGAAAAGTAACTGCAGAAAAGTTATTGAGAGCTGCAGTAAATGAAACTAGATCCTTTAATCTTTGGGAAACTGTAGTGACTAGGTATGAGAAAGCAGGACTAAAAGAAAAAGATGCTATCTTGAATGCTCGTATGGCTAGAATACTCAGGAAGTGTGAGTATAATAGAACAACTAACGAAGTTAAACTATGGAGTCCACATGAGTAACTATACAATGGATGCGTTAGATAGAGAGCGTGAAAAAGAAAGGACAACTGATCTAGGGTTTGGAAGAGATGATCAGGAAAATATGAAGAGACTTAAAATCCGTGAAGATTTAGAAAAGTCTATGTCTCAGAAACAGAAGGAACATCTAACACAATACAATTCACGGCTAGAAAAAGAGGAAGTAACAAATCCTAAACATTATGATCAGGTAGGATTTGGTATACAACCTTTGGAATATATTATTGCAAATGAATTAGATTTCTTAGAAGGAAATATAATTAAATATGTTTCACGTTATCCTCATAAGGGAGGAGTAAATGATTTATTAAAAGCTAGAACATACCTTGAAAAACTTATTGAAATAGAGAGGATAAAAAATGAATAATTTACCTACACAATATCAGGAGTATATACATTTAAGCCGATATTCAAGATGGCTACCAGAAGAGAAACGAAGAGAAACTTGGGAAGAAACTGTTCAACGATACTTTTCATTTTTTGAGGAATATTTACAGGAAAAGTATTCCTATGAAATACCTATTGGTGATGTATTAGAATTACAAGAAGCAGTACTAAACCTAGAAGTGATGCCATCAATGCGTTGCCTCATGACAGCAGGACCAGCTTTAAAGAAAGAAAATATTGCTGGTTATAACTGTGCATATACTCCAGTAGATTCTATGAAATCTTTTGATGAGATTTTGTATGTTCTCATGAATGGTACAGGAGTTGGATTTTCTGTAGAAACAAAACATATTCATAAGCTACCATATATACCAGAAGAATTGTATCCTACTGATAGTGTTATAAAAGTTAGGGATTCCAAACTTGGTTGGGCTAAAGCTTTCAGGGAATTACTCTCACTTCTATGGACAGGATTGATTCCTAGTTGGGATATGTCTTCGGTTAGACCTGCAGGAGCAGTACTTAAAACATTCGGGGGAAGAGCAAGCGGACCTGAACCTCTAGAGTCTCTGTTTCAATTTACTGTGGAAAAATTTAAAGGAGCTAAAGGTAGAAAACTTCGCCCATTAGAGTGTCATGATATAGTTTGTAAAATTGCAGACTGTATTGTGGTAGGAGGAGTGAGAAGGAGTGCGTTGTTATCTCTTTCAGATCTTGGTGATGATGAACTTCGTAACTGTAAAAGTGGAGAGTTTGGGTATGAAAATTCACAACGATACCTTGCAAATAACTCAGCAAACTACCACGCAAAACCAGACTTAGGAACATTCTTGAAGGAATGGAGAAGCCTTTATATGTCAAAGTCAGGTGAGCGTGGTATATTCTCATCTTTCAATGCTAAAAAACATACCGAAAAACTAGGAAAAAGAAGGGAAATCAAACATGACTTTGGAACTAATCCTTGTTCTGAAATCATCCTTAGACCTAGAGAATTCTGTAACTTGACAGAAGCAGTAATAAGACCTAATGATTCCTGGAAAGATATAGAACGTAAGATTAGACTAGCTACAGTACTAGGAACTTGGCAAAGTACTTTAACAGATTTTAGATATATCTCTAACAAATGGAAAATAAATTGTGAAGAGGAAAGGTTACTTGGTGTTTCCCTTACTGGAATCATGGATAACAAATTAACTAATGGACATAATTTAGTTTCTACTAAAGAGATTGAAAGTCTATCTCAAAAGTTAGAAAATCTAAAAGAGATAGCATTAGAAGAGAACAAAGATATAGCCAGAGAAATTGGAATTAAATCTTCAGCTGCTATAACTGCTATCAAACCTTCAGGAACAGTTAGTCAGTTGGTTGACTCTGCTTCTGGTATACATTCAAGGCACAGTCCCTACTATATAAGAACTGTTAGAGGAGATAAGAAAGATCCAATATCAAAACTAATGGTGGATCAAGGTGTACCTCATGAAGATGATGCAGTTAAACCTGAAACAGGATTGGTGTTCTCATTTCCTATGAAATCTCCTAAACATGCTATTTATAGAGATGATCTTTCCGCTATTGATCAGCTAGTTTTACATTCAGTTTATTCAGAAGCTTTTACTGAACATAAAGTTTCTCAAACTATCTCAGTAAAAGAAGATGAATGGTTGGAAGTAGGAGCATTTGTATACAGAAACTTTGATACAATCTCAGGAGTCTCCTTTCTTCCGTATTCAGATCACGTTTACAAACAAGCACCCTACCAAGACTGCTCTGAAAAAGAGTATGAATCCCTCCTAAAAAAGATACCTTCCTTAGATTGGACTAAGCTTTCCAAGTATGAAAAGGATGATTATACTACCTCCTCCCAAGAGCTTTCTTGCTCAGGGGGAGCATGTGAAATAGTATAATAAATACAGATAGTTATGTGTATGCTTTTGTTATAGTATATACAAATTCCCTACTCTAGGATAGAAAGGTTATTATTATGATAATTGGAGCTTATAATATTTCTGAAGATTTAGTGGTCTGGTTAAGAGAAACCTTTCCTAATAGTTTACCAAGAAATAATTCAATAAGTGTTGAAGAACTTAGATTTCTTCAAGGTCAACAAGATGTAATTAATGTTATTGAAGCTACCTATAAAGAAAGTATAGACGATGTGTATGAATCAACCACAGTCAATGCCTGATGTAGAGCCTACAAAAACAGAAGCTAAGTCAGGAGAACCTATTACTTCTCAAGACCCTACCTTTAAAGTTAATAAACCTTCTAAGAGAAGGATGAACCTTAGAATTAATAGACCAGAATGAAAATATACACAGAAATAAATTATGAATGGATAGATGGTGAAGGATTAGTAGAAATATCTTCAGACTCTTTTGATTATGAAGGAGAAGTAGCTCTTTGTTGGGGTTGGAAACCACCAAGTATTAGTATATCTCTTCCCGATATTGATCTTGATCCTAGAACTTCTGATAGTGGTAATGTATTTGGTGAAGGAACATTAGGACAAAACTTAGGTAATATAGATCTTGATCCAAGTACTTCTTCTGTAAATCCTATTGACCAACCAAACCTACAACAATTTGGAACAGGTCAAGGAGGAACAATGGGCGATATTTCTAGTGGTCTTGCTCATGTTACAGGTCAGACTGCAAATGTTATAAATACAGGACTCTCATTTATGGGTTATCTAGGAAATAAATTATCTGAGTTCATGTTTGGTTCTTCCAAGCCAGAAGATGTTGTAGTAAAGAATGAGAAAACTGCAGGAGGAAAAGATAAACAAACAGCAGCAGAACTAGGAACAAATAAAGGAGAACAACGCTCAAGATCTTCTTTAAGAATTAGCTGATGAAATACAAAAAAGAAAAGGGAATTACGATAGAAGCTTCTGATACTTATACTGAAGAAAATCCAATAAAATCTGAGTATTTTAAATACTCTCAGGATAGAGATAACTATCTCAGAAGAGGTAGAGAAGCTTCTCTGTTTACTATACCTACCATCTTACCTCAAGAAAGTTTTGAAAGTTCCTCACAAATTTCCACACCATTCCAATCCATAGGAGCAGAAGGCGTAAATAATTTAAGCGCTAAGCTCCTCATGTCTTTACTTCCTCCTAATGCACCTTTCTTTAGATTAGTAGTAGATGATGCAGAACTTGAAGGTCTGTTAGCTGAACAAAGATCTGAAGCTGAGAAAGCTCTAGCTAAGATTGAGCGTTTAGTAATGCAAGAAATTGAAGTACGAGGACTTAGAGTTCCTATTTCTGAAGCATTAAAACAACTTATAGTTACTGGAAATGTTCTTGTATATCTACCTCCAAAAGAACAGATAAGAGTATTCCGTTTGGATCGTTATGTTGTTAAACGAGATTCAATGGGTAATGTTCTAAAGATTATTACTAAGGAATCCCTTTCTTCTTTATCTCTTCCAGAACGTGCTAAAGATATAATCTCTGATCCTGAGTCAGAAGAAGTATATAAAAACCATGACTTGTTTACTTGTGTTCAATGGACAGGAAGTAATTGGAAAATACACCAAGAGTTAGAAGGAAAAATTGTTCCTGGATCAGAAGGTTCTTACCCTAAAAATAGATGTCCTTATATTGCTCTCAGGTTTACATCAATGGATGGAGAAGATTATGGGCGAGGATATGTAGAGGAATATTTAGGAGATCTGAAATCTTTAGAATCCCTTACTCAATCTATTGTAGAAGGTTCAGCTGCAGCAGCAAAAGTATTATTCCTTGTAAGACCAAATGGTACTACAAGAGTTAAGACTTTAGCAGAGTCTCCTAATGGAGCTATAGTAACAGGAGATGATAATGATGTATCTTCTCTTCAGCTTGGTAAGTCTCAGGACTTTCAAGTAGCTATGAATACAATACAAGTATTACAAACTAGATTATCTAGAGTGTTCCTAATGAATAGCTCTATTAGAAGGGATGCTGAGCGTGTTACTGCAGAAGAAATTAGAATAGCTCATCAAGAATTAGAGATAGCTTTAGGTGGAGTTTATGCTGTTCTCTCTCAAGAGTTCCAATTACCTTTGGTAGAACTCTTAATGAATAAGATGCAAAAAGAAAAGAAGATTCCTAAACTTCCAGATGAAGGATTAAAACCTCTTATTATTACAGGAGTAGAAGCTCTTGGAAGAGGAGAAGATCTGAATAAATTAGGAATGTTTTTACAACAACTCTCACCACTAGGTCCAGAAGTGTTTAGAGAAATAAATGTTTCTGATTATATAACTCGTCTTGCTGGTTCTCTTGGTATTGATACTGAAGGATTAGTGAAGAGTGAAGAAGAGAAAATGTTAGAAATGAAAGCAGTTCAAGATCAACAAGCTGCTGCAATGAATCAGCAAATGATTAGTAAAATGGCAGAGAAAGCCACACCAGAAATGGTTAAAGGTATGGGTGATCCAATGCAATCACCACCATCGCCAGAAATGGCTAACTAATAATATAAGAGGAGACTCATAATGGCAGAATTTCAACAAGTAAGTACACATGAAGATGCTCCACCACCTCCTGAAGGAACTAAAGAGCATGAGCAAGCTATGGTTCAACTTGCAGAAGAAGCAGGAGCAGTAGAACGAGAAGATGAACAACCAGCATGGCTTCCAGATAAATTTGAAAGTCCTGAAGATATGGCGAAAGCCTACCACGAATTAGAAAAAAAGCTATCTTCTAATTCGGAGTCTGTGACGAACAGCGATGAGGGTACACCACCTCCGCAGACTCCTCAACAACCTACTTTACTAGAAGCTAAAGAAGCTGTTACTAAAGAAGGATTAGATTTTGATAAATATTACAATGAATATTTAGAAAACGATACACTATCAGAAGCTTCATTTAAAGAACTCAATGAAAAAGGTATGAGTCCTGAGATGGTATCTTCATGGATAGAAGGACAGAATGCTATTTCAGATCAAGTTGCTGATATGGCTTATAGTTCTGTAGGAGGAAAAGAACAATATCAATTAATACTTGAATGGGCAGGTAAGTCTCTTACTGAAAAAGAGATAGGTGTATTTAATTCAGCACTAGAACATGGCACAGTAGACGAAAGTTTATTTGTTATTAAATCTCTTAATGCTCAATACCAAATGGCAAACGGAAGTACGCCTAACTTAATGCAGGGATCAACTGGTGGATCTGGATCAGGAGCATACAAGTCATTAGCGCAAATGTCTGAAGCAATGAGAGATCCAAGATATAATAGTGATCCTGCTTTTAGGGAAGAAGTAACTAGGAAACTAGAATCTTCTAACCTTATGTAATACGGAAGTAAAACATACGAACAAAATTATTGCCCTCTGAGGAGGATAACTTTAATTGGGAACGATGAAGATAAAGCCGTAACTTTAACTCGTGCTAGGTAAAACTAGCTAATTTTAATCTCAATTAAATTCAAATATGGCACAAAATTATACTGGTCTTAGATCGGGTATGGTCAATGCCGCAAATAACTCTAGAGCATTATATCTAAAGTTATATGCTGGCGAGGTCATGACCGCATTTCAGACCAAGAATGTAATGATGAACTATACGAGAACCCGAAATATTAAGAAGGGTAAATCGGCACAGTTCATTATGACAGGTCAACATCGTACCGCAGGGTATCATACTCCTGGAAACGAAATCGTTCCTGGAACAACAGCGAAGCAAACTGAAAGAATTGTTACTATTGACGATCTCTTGATTGTAAATCAATTCATCCCTAATATTGATGAAGCGATGGCACAATATGACATACGTTCAGTTTATTCTTCGGAAGCTGCTTATGGATTAGCTTACGCTGCTGATAAGAATATTCTCAGAATGGCTATTAAAGCTGCTCTATCAACTGATGCAACGGCTGTAGCTGCCCTTGTTCAAGATAATGTAGCTTGGACAGGTGAGGACTTCACAGCTAATGTGACATACGCTGCAAACCTTGCTAACTCTGTAAAATCCATGTATTTCATGGAAGGAGTTATCGAAGCAAAGCGTATTCTAGAAACTGCAGGTGCGCCTCTAGATGATTTAGTAGTTGTCTGTGCTACAGATATATTCTATCACATGTTTAAATCCCAGACTAACTCGGAAACTACTGCTAACTTGCACCTGTTCAATCAGGATGTAGGAGGAAGTGGTTCAGTTAAGGATGTAGATCTTCCAACTATTGCAGGTATTCCAGTAGTTAGAACTCCTCATATTGGAACTGGTGGTTCTGGTGGTTGGGCAACTAATCTCTGGACTATGTCTGGTTCTGGTGGTTCTCGTGCTGGTGCAGTTCCAGCTGCAGATGCACCATTAGGAGCTGCTGAATCTAACAGGACAACTGTTTACGATCTTCCTGCTGGAGCTGCTTATGGTGGTGAAGGAGAGAAAGTCCGTGCGCTTGTCATGAACAGAGATGCAGTAGCAACTGTTAAACTCTTAGACCTTGCGGTTGAGACAGATTATATGGTCAATCGTCAAGGAACTCTAATCGTTTCTAAGTATGCAATGGGTCACAACGTACTACGTCCAGCAATGGCTGTAGCACTTGTTGCACCTGTTTCATAATAACCTCTTCGTGGGGTATGGTTAATCCTCTTGCCGTACCCCACTTTCGTAGAGGAGGCATAATAGTTCTCCATTCCTCCTCTACACCTTCACACATATCCCCAAATAAAACTATATGGCTGTTTCTAAAACTACTAAATTAGATGCTATTAATTCTATGCTTATTGGTATAGGAGAAGCACCAGTAAACACTTTAAACTCTGGTCTTCAGGAAGCAGAAGTAGCAGAAATAGTTCTAGAATCCATTTCTCGTGAAGTACAATCTTTAGGCTGGTCTTTTAATACAGATCTAAGATATGAATTATCTCCGAACATAGCAAAAAGTATTTCACTTCCTTCTAATACTCTCCAAGTAGATACCATAAGTTTAAAAAGAGACTACAATTCAGATATTATTGAACGTGATGGTAGATTATATGATAGAACTAAAAATACTTTTGATTTTGATGCCGCAGTAAAAGTTAATATTGTATACTTTTATGATTTTGAAAAGATTCCTGAATATGCCCGAAGATATATTACATTAAGAGCAGGAAGAAAATTCCAAGAAAATACTATTGGCTCAAATGAAATGACACAGCTACAATATAAAGATGAGCAACAAGCTTTATTTGCTCTTAGAGATGCTGATTCTCAAGCTGCCGACTTTAATATTTTTGATAACTATGATACCTTTGCTGCCTTAGATAGAGGTTCAGGCGCTCCTCTAAGTGTACTTGATTCACAACGAAGATTATATTCCTAATTATGGCTTTAATTTCTAGTCCTATACCAAATTTAATTAATGGTATTTCTCAGCAACCTGCTGAAATTAGATTGCCTACACAAGCAGAAAGACAAATCAATGGTTTGAGTTCTGTTGCAAGAGGTTTAGAGAAACGACCTGGAACTGAACATAAAGCAAGACTATCTACTACTGCAGAAGACGATACATTTATTCATAGTATTCGTAGAGATGCTGAAGAAGAGTATACAATGGTTCTCAGTAGAGCTTCTAATGCAACCAAGACTCTTGAGATTTATGATAAAGATGGGACTCCTATGCCTGTTAAATCTGCACCTACTGCAGATGTTAGTTCAGGAACTACAAATGATATAACTTCTGGAGATTTAGTTTACCTAGAAACTCCTACAGTTAAAGAAAATATAGTAGCAACCACAGTAGCAGATACAACCTTTCTTATTAATAAAGAAACTACAGTAAATAAAGCTACTGCAGTTGGTAAGGTTTCAGGAGAAGGTGTAACTGGAGGATGGACAAATTCTCTTCCATATTTGTCAGAAGAAGGATCAGGATTAATTACTGGAGCATACACTCATGAAGGATTGCTTTTTGTAAAGTCAGGAGATTATTCCAGTAAGTATATGGTATCTTTAGAATTGGATGCTGGTGGGGGACCTTACAAAGTTGGGTTTCAAACTCCTTCTTCTCAGGCAGGAATTAATCAAAGTTATACTGCTACTACAAGAATTGCTCAGATTTTAAAAGGTGGAGCAGCACAGACTTCTAATATAACAGGTAACAAGTTTTGGGATGATTTTGCTGTTATTAGTCCTGATGTTCCTGAAGAAGGTTTTGGAGGTTGGCTTCCTACCGCAGGAAGAGATGAGGGAGGAAAAACTTCAGGTGCAGGATATCAAGGAGATACTTACTATGATGGATTAGATGCAATAGCTACTGCTCAAACTAAATTTGCATTTACATTAGAATCAGGAACTTCTGTAATCAAAATTCAATGTAAAGAAGCTTTCACTATTAAAACTTCTGATTCAAAAGCTGGAGCATCATTAATAGGCTTTACAAAAACTACTACAAATTTCACCAACCTTCCTGGAGTAGGCGCTCCCAATAATTATATAGTTAAGATAGTTGGTAATGCAGATGCTACTGCCGATGACTTTTATGTAAAATATAATTCAACAGATGATGTCTGGAAAGAATCTATAGGTCCTGAACAGACTTTGGGTTTTGATACCTTTACAATGCCTCATCGTTTAATTAGATTATATGATGATACAGTTGATAAAAATAGATACTTTCTTTATGAGCCTGTAAAAGAGCTTCCAGCAAGTAATGGCGCTCCAGCTAGATTTGGATGGTCTAGTCGAAAAGCAGGAGATGATGATACTAATCCTTTTCCATCGTTTACAGGAGGAAAGATAAATGATGTTACTTTTCATAAGAATCGTTTTGGTGTTTTAAGTGATGAAAATATAATCTTTTCGGTAGCAGGAAACTTCTATAATTTCCTTTCTATTTCTGTGATGACTTTCTTGGATAGTAATCCTGTTGACATTACAGTATCTAATAATGAAGTTTCTATTCTCAGACATGCTGCTGCCTTTAATCAAGGTTTATTACTCTTCTCAGATTTTCAACAATTCAATTTAAACTCTCCAGATGCCTTTACTCCTAATTCAGTTTCCGTAGATGTTGTTACTCAGTTTGAATCTACTTCTAAAGCTCCTCCTGTATCTTCTGGTAAGTTTGTTTACTTTCCTTTTAAACGTGGAGAGTATTCAGGAGTTAGGGAATACTTTGTAGATACTGGTTCTGCAGATACTAATGATGCTACAGATATTACTGCTCATGTACCACAGTATATAAAAGGTAATATTACTACAATGATTGTAAGCTCAACTAATGATATGGTAGCAGTTTTATCTGATGATGATCTTAAAAGAGTTTACATTTATAAGAACTTTTGGGAAGGTCAGGATAAACTTCAGAACTCTTGGAGTCATTGGACATTTAATGGAGACATTCTAAACTGTGCATTCTTAGGATCAACTCTGAAGTTACTTATAAAGAGATATGAATCTGATGGAACTACTGTTGAAGGTTTGTACCTAGAAGATATCAACCTAAGCTTAGATTCTTCAGAAGCAGTAATGGAAGATGAGACTGCAGTACTTTTGGATAGGAGAGTAAAGCTTACATATAATCAAACTGTAGCTTCTAATCTTCCATACTTTGCTGATATACCTTCTAACATGGTTTATGTTACGGACAACGCTAGAAAATTAAGTTCTTCTTCTGCATCCGCAACTCAAACTATGGTAAATGAGTACCTAGCTGCTCATTCTTCTAATGTAGTATATGCAGGAATTCCTTACACCTTTGAATATGAGTTCTCTAGGTTTATTCATAAAGAGAATCAACTTCCAGTAGCTACTGCTAAATTACAGATTAGAAATATTAACTTACTTTACAGTAAAACTGGCTTCTTTAATGTAAAAGTTAATGTAACTCCAGGAACAATTTCAATTCCTAATCCAGATATTCCTGGAGCAGTTATATCTTCTACTCCTAGAACAAACTACTCCAAGAATTTCTCTGGAATGCTTACTAATACATCTTCCTTTGGACAATATAAACTACTCTCTGGGACCTTCAAAAGCTCCGTTATGACAAATAGTTCTAACTGTAATATTATATTAGAGAATGATGAGTACTTACCTTGTGCGTTCATGTCAGCAGAATGGGAAGGATTCTTACATAAAAGGAATCGAAGAATAGCATAAAATGTATAGCTACAAAGAGTTTACAAAACCTTTTGAGGTAGAGTTTGTAGATATTTTAGCTGATAATATGTGTCAAGTAGATAGAGATGAAGTATATGCAACATCAGGATTAAGCCCTAAAACCGCTTTACTTTCTTCTATAATGAGTAGTTACCAATTAGTATGTTATTTTGATAAAGAAGAACTTTTAGGTATAGGAGGAATAGGAGAAGAACAAAATGGAGTAGGTACACCCTGGTTTCTACGGACAAAATACTTTGATTCTTGGAAACAGAAAAATAGAAAAAGTTTTTTAAAAACTAGTAGATCTTGGATAGAACACATGGGAGAAACCTATCCTTCTATGTATAATTATGTAGATGAAAGGAATAAAGAATCTATAACTTGGTTAAAACATTTAAACTTTACATTCACAGATAAAATTAAATACGGATTTTTACAGATTCCTTTTATTAAATTTGAAAAATATAATGGATTGGAGGTAGCATAGAACCTTTTACAGCGATGATGATAATGCAGGGTGCTAGTGCATTAATGAAGCACCAAGCAGGTAATGCTGCGGCATCTGCTGCTAATGCATTAAAGTATAGAAGAGATTTAGCTATAAAGAAACAATATGAGATGAAAATGTCTCAGGCAAGACAGTCATTTGCTGATATTAATATCATGCGTGTTAAGAACATGGATATTAAAACCGATGCTTTGTTACAGAATAGGTTAAAGGAACTAAGAGTATCTGGATCTATAGCAGCCTTAGCAGGTCCTTCAGGACAAAGTACAGATGCTCTTAAAGCAAGAGGTATAGGACAAGTTCTTCAAGGTGAAAGTGCATTTCTAAAAGATATGGAGACTAAGGCTCAGCAACTATCATATAAAGATAGAGAAATTACACAAGGAATGGAAATGGCTTGGTTAGATGCTAATGCTCAAATAGATGGAACTTCTTACCAATCTGGTCCAGGCCCTATGGGCTTAGTATTTGGTATGGGAGAAGCATATATGAAGTCAAAAACGTATGAATCGCAAATGAGTTAAATATAATGGCATATAACGATGGAGTTCAAACTTCTACAATGGGTCTGAATATAGCTGATTCAGCAAGATCTGGAGGAGTTGCTAGAATGAATTATGAAACTGGCATCAGACAATCAGATTTAAGATCTGCATCTGGTATGGGAGCTATTGATTCTGGTCAAATTGCTGAGGGACTAATGAGGTGGGCTGAGGCTGGAGGAAAGATGACATTAGCCCAAAAACAGGAGGAGGATGCTAAGAAGAGAGTAGCTGCTGCTGAATTAAAAAAAGCTAAAGCTGAAAAAGAGTTTAGAGATAAAGCAGATGCTAAAAGTCTATTTAGCGCTAGTGGTGGAGCAGAAATTGCTGAGTATAATCCATCATGGTCCCCTTCTGCTGGAAATAAAAAAAACTTAGAACACGCTAATGCAGGTCTTAGAAAAGAATACGAAAAACTATATACTGAAGATAAAGTAGATGAGGAGCAAGCATTCATTAATGCCCATGCCGAAAGTATTACTGAAGAACTTTATACAGAATGGGAGAATCTTGATGCTGGCGATGTTGCTAAAAAGGATTTTATTCAA